TGTTTCTGTGAAAGAATCTGGCGCTCCTGAATGCTTTCGCTATACTGGATTTTTCCTTCCAGATATTTAATGCGGGCGTCGATCTCATCGCCCAGATCTCCCATCCAGTCCTTATAACCACCCTTTTTGATAGAATCAATAATATTGTTCATTTCTTTCTGCTTGGCTGCCAGCTCGGCTTTTAGAGCCGCCAGTTCCGGAGTTACTTCCATTTTGCGCTGCGCCTGCAAGTCGAAGATACGCTGCGAAAGCTGCAAGACATTTTCCTGTGTGAAAAACTCATTTTCCAGATGGCTGATCACCAGATCCTCAATGTATTTTTTATTGATCCCTTTTGCCCGGCAGGTGCGTTCTCTGTGCCGGCGATTACAGTCATATGTGATATATTCTGTTTTATTCCGGCCGGCTCTTCTGGCGTTCCCGGACATTGGACTGCCACATTCACCGCAGTATATGATCCCGGAAAGTAAATAAGTTCTTTTCGCTTTATGTCTGGCATTCATCGTCCTATCTTTCATCTGCATGTTCACCTCATTCCATAATTCATCTGATACGATCCGAGGGATCCCGCCCTCGATGCGAATAATATCCTCAGCTGATTTGTTTAAATGATTGTTCCGCTTTCCGGATGTCTTCGGAGCTGCCCGGTTATATACATAAACGCCCTTGTACTTTTCATTCTTGAAAAGATCATGGAAGCTGTTTTTGGTAAATCCTTGGCCACGTCTGGTCCTGGCACCGATCCCATTCAAATAAGCCGCGATTTCCATGTAGCTGCGGCCGGACGCCTTCATTTCATATGCCTTGATGATCCATTTAGATTCTATGGGATCCACGTGATATTTCCCGGATCCATCGACTTGGTAGCCGATGGGAGGGACTCCGCCGTTATGCAGGCATTTATATGCAGTTTCTTTTTTTCCTTTTTGGACTTCTCTGGCCAGATTGCGGGAATAGTATTCAGACATTCCTTCCAGAACGGATTCCAGGATGATGCTCTCCGGGCTGCCGTCGATATTTTCCAGAACGGACACGAGACGAATCCCGCGTTCTTTGAGCTTCCTTTTGTAGAAGGCACTGTCATACCGATCCCGGCTGAATCGGTCGAGCTTATGAACGATTACCAGATCACAGGGATATTCCTTGATATCAGAGAACATTTGCTGAAAAGATGGGCGATCATCAGTAGTGGCGGATCTTGCTTCATCCCGATAGATTTTCTCCAGTGTGATCCTGTTGCGACCGCAGTAGTCACGGATCGCCCGGATCTGTGCATCAATGGATTCTTCTCTCTGGTGATCGCTGCTGAAGCGGCAGTATGCCCATGCGATAGTCATATGTATCATCTCCTTAAAAATGGGTATAAAAATACCCTGAATATTGATTTTTCAGGGTGACGATGATACAATGAAATTGCGAGTTTCGGGTTGTATCATTGCAACCTGATAGCATTAGCCTCACTTCGGTGGGGCTTTTGTTTTTATAAATTCAGTATAAAGTAAAAGACACCCACGCAATAACTTGCGTAAGTGCCTTTCAACCATAATCAATATGGTTCTCTCTGTACAAGTATATTACTATATTGAACAAAATATTACAACTTTTAAAAGTCTGTTTTTGTGGTGTTTTAAATAAAAAAACATTGTGCTATTCATGTTGTTCTATCAAATCGGTTATATTCTATATCATCGGCAGGTATGCTTAATAGACCATCCAAGTCATCCAAATTTAGGATTCCTATTTTACCTCGTACATATTCAAATGCATGGGGGTGTATCTTAATTTGCAAATTTAGAAGCATTGATTTCAGATCTTTCATAAATTGCTTGTATTCACTATTTGGTAAATAGTATTTAAAATAGACAAATAGATCAAACAATTTTTGTTCCAAGTTGCGTGTATATCCAGAACGAAGAGTCCTCAGATACTTTTCAATGATTCTTCCAGATCGTCCACGCTTGTCGGGTTTTCTGGTCAAACAATACACACGCTCGTTGTGTGCGCAAGCATTGCGTATTTTTCTCATCCAATGCAGACTTCCAATTAAAAGTTTGACATTGTAATGGCCATTGTCATCGTATAAACCATATAAATTGCACAGTGAGTGGGAGACATCCGTTTTACTGTACTTAATCAAATCTATAAATGTAGAAAAATTGACAACTTTAAACATAATCCAAGTTGGAATTTGCTTATGGTTTCCCATATAAAAACTAACATATTCTAGTTGGCTAGCGCTTAATTGGTTGTAAGCTTTTGAAATTACATTCATTTTGTTTTGTAAAGATGCATTTGGCGCATAAGCTTCTGTATTGTACCAGGGGATAGTTCCATTGGAATTACATTCGTCAAATTTATAACCTGCTAAAGTTCGAACTTCTTCTTCCACTTGCGTAATATATTTTAAAAGAAATGATCGTAATTGCTCATCGAATTTTTTTACTGCATACATTTGATCAATAGAAGTGCCAGAAATGTATGAATGGTTTCCTTGTGCGTCCTGATCACTAACAAAAGGAGTTTTATATCCATTGACAATATTAAAATATCCGGATCTTATTAATATTTTTTTATGAGCTGATCCTTGACAGTTGATGTGCTTATCATTTCTTAACTTGCGCATTTGCTGGTTATATGTTAGGAAGTCTTTGTCATCGAGCATATGTGTTATATCCTTTCAATGATCTGGTGAATTACTGGTTACATATCTAAAATCCTATAATGCTTTCTATAGAGAATTTTTATTTATAGGTATCTTTCGCAAGCTTCTTTAAGCTCTTTAGAGTATTTGTAAATATCATCTATGCTTTCAATATCATATCGAACACCATTTTTATTTTCATCTGCAATCGTGAGATATTTTACTGAGGTCATCAAATGAACCCTACAGATCCATTTACGGTTATTATCATCAAGGAGAATACCGAAATAACTTTCAGTGTCGCGATAAGCGATACGATCACTATCAACGATAGTGCGAAGTATGGATTTTATGATTGCGTAGGATTCCAGCTCTTCTATTGTTGTGATTATCTTATGCTCTTTATTTTCTGTTTTAGTATCTTTAGCCGTTTCTGGAACATCATCAATATTGGAATCATCTGATTCATCTTGATTATTAAGTGCAGCTTTAATTTTTGTATTCATAGAGTCGTTAATATATTGCGAAATTGCTCTTTTTACGATAGGGGTGAAATCCTCGATAATTTTCTGTGTTTTTACTCCATCATAAACATAGTTAAGAATGAACTTAACGAATTCGGGGGATGGAGATTCAATTTGTTCAGCAAAGCAATCTTTTATCAGTCTGCTATATTTTAAGTTTTCAGCAGAATTTAAGATGTTGTCAACATCGATTACGCCCTTCTGGAACTTGGCAATTTCCGTAATATCACGATCTTTTAATTTAAGCAGATCCACTGTTAAAAATGGTCTCATATCCATTTTGTTTTTATCTTCCAAATCAGTATAGAATTGATAGGATATACCATTAGTGAGAATTGCAAATTTAGCATTAGTTGTACCGAAATATCGGAATAACTGCGAAGAATGTTTATCAAGAGATTTATTGCATGGCTTGCACTCAATTAGTATCAGCGGCTCTTGATCCAGCATAATTGCATAGTCGACTTTTTCTCCCTTTTTTATGCCGACATCAGCTGTAAATTCTGGAGCGAATTCAAGTGGATTGAATACATCGTATCCTAGAAGTTGAAAAAACGGCATAATCATTGATGTTTTTGTAGCCTCTTCTGTAGTAATAGAATCCTTTAGCGGTTCAATACGTTGTACAAATTCATACAGTTTTTCATTGAGTTCCATGATAAATCTCCTTTTTTGAGTAAAATTCAGTTACAACTTTTAATCATCTTTATTTTTCGTTTTGGTCTAAAAAGGTTAGAATTTCATCAGAATTGAAATTTTTTGTAGGTAAGTTTATTTCTTCGTTGTTTGCAATAATTTGTTGTTGCATTTCTTGTATTTCCCTATAGCGATTCAATTCGCTTTCCAGTAGGAAGTCTATTACTTTTTTCCCTTGGTTATCTAAGGAACGGTAGATTTTAATGATATTTATTTCTGAGGGTTTAATTTCAAAACCTGTGCCTTGCACATTAAGCCCGTAAGCTTCTCCTAGAAGTTCTGCAGGATCAATTTCATATATATCACATAAAGCACAGAATGTATCAATATCGGGTTCAGAAACCCCGTTTTCATAATTGCTTAGAGTGTTACCTTTTACTCCTATTTTTTTAGCCACATCACTTTGTTTTAAACCTTTTGATAAGCGTCCCGCTTTTAGTTGGGAAACAAGATAAGAATTCATCCAACTACTCCTTTCGATCGTTGCACTCATTATAATCGAGAATTTCGAAAAAGTAAACAAATATTTCGGCAAACATGAGAAAAGTTGTTGACATATCAATAAACATGATATATATTTAAAAATATCAAAAATATCGAAATGCGAAAGGAGAAATCACAATGCTTGAGATAGATGCTAATAAAATGAAACGTGTTATTGAAAAATCTGGATTAAAACAGAAGTATGTATCTGAAAGAATAGGAATGACTGAAACTCAGTTTAGCTTAGCGATATCTGGGAAAAGACGATTTGAAGCAGGAGAATATGCAAATGTATGCAAAGTATTAGGAGTTCCCATGAATGAATTTCTTAAGGTAAAGGTAACTTAGGGCGCAGAAACATGAAGCGGAAAGGAGGTAGGCGATGAGGTGGATTATTTTGTCGAGTGCAAGCGGTGCGATTACTGCGTACATAGTGACAAAAGTAATATGTATAAAATTTCTAGGAGAGTTAGAAAAAATAGAAAAGAAGCACCGTAAGGAGCTCCTTTCAATTTGTAAAAAGATGATTAGATTTCGATAGTATTAGCATCTGCGATGCATGTATTACAGAATCGTATTCCTGTTGCCGTAAGCCCAAAACATTTTCTATGAATGTGGATATAGTCTGGGTCGGCTCCATTTTTTGCAAGGGTATCAAATTCTTTTTGTGAATCCTTATATAAAGATGTGGACTTTGCAAATTTGTATTTAGAAGGGCCCGAAAGCTGTAAATCTTTGAATTGAATAAGTCCAAGCCGGTTCAAATTATCAAGGGAAACCATCTGGTCTTGCTCAGAAACCTGGGAATCAAGTGGAAATGTAACTGTATATGGAGATGTTTTCTCTTGTGGTGCTTGGCCCATGACTTTCAGTCCTTTTATCTTCATAACGATAGAGCATCCTATTGCAGGAATAAAATCATTGTATTCCGAAATCTTTTTTAGCAGGATTGCATCCGTGGAGGAAAGCTGCTTAATGATTTCGATAAAAGATGGATGAACCATATTACTTTTTGAGGAATTTAAAGAACAGACAATAAGTTTGGAAAACATCTCACGAAGTTCTTTTTCTTCGAAGTAGTATTTCGAAGCTTCCATTGCAGGTCCTATGATTGAGATTTTAGGTTCGCATAAATTTTCTGGTGGGATTTGAGAAACGCCCTTTTCAAGAGATTCTTTAAACTGATCAAGTGATAAAGCTCGTTTATATTGAACTTTTTCTCTGGAGTTTTCTATCCAACCAAATGAGATATCCCATAAGTCAGCCAAGGTAGCACCGATTTTGTCAGCTAGTGGGGAAAGCGTTTTAGTAACAAGATTAGGAAATTCAATTTTAATAGGAATTTTATCCATAGTTCTCACCATCCTTTCTTCTTGCAGTTTACCACGGGAGTGAGGATGAAATCAAGGAAAGGAGAATTTTCGATGATCCAGAAAAAAGTCATTACACTCAGCAGAGATGACGGCCATCTGGTTAAATCTGAGGAAGGCTGTCAATCTGCTGTATCAGAAGAAAAATATTATAAACCGTTTATTGATTTGTATATGGAAAGCTTGAAAAGGCTTAGGATCCAGAGCTTAGAAGAGGAAGGAGGAAAATGTGGATGAAACCTAAAACGGCAGTAATTACTATAATCATCTTCGGAATCCTGATCATTATTACTGCTTATTTGCAGCGGAGAGAGTTCGGGATCGGACCTGAATGGGTGCTGCCTGTGATCGCGGCAGCCATAGTACCGTTAAAGAAAGGAGGCAAGCGTAACTCATGAACATCACAAAGGAAGAATTTATTACCCGGCTGAAGCTAGTGGTCATGGCCGACGAGCGTTCCTGTGTGGAGGACATCACATACTGGAAGCAGGATGAAAAAGAAGTTGTCACCATCCGCTATGTTGGCGGAGCAAAGGCGATGATCAATGTGGCCTGCAACAGCAACGGGTGTAATGCACTGGAAATCATGCGGGAAATTTACGGATCCGGAGCTATCGGTAAAATCCGGGAAGAAGAATTACAGGAAGGAGGCTGGTTACATGGACAATTACATGGGACGGTGTGAGTATTGCGGAAAAGAGATGGGTATCATGGCCGAGAGTCAGGAAGAGGCGAACCACATTGTTGCAAAGGAATGTTTCTGCGGTGGAGCCAAGCAGGCGGAAGAGATTGAAAGAAAGAAGCAGGAGCTTCGTACTCAGCTGGATCAGCTGACTGGGCCGGACTGTGAAGAATTGAACTTCATTCCGCTTCCCGAGGAACTGCGCGATATACTGAATCAGATCGGAGAGGCTGTTGTGGACGGCAAGATCCGGCAGATAACCATGAAAACATACGGAACGCAGATCGTCATCCGCGGCGGAGAGAAAATAAAAGCGACAAGGAGTTATAAGTATGAGCAAGGAGGAGAAGTCCAGTAAGGTGCTGGACAGCTATTATGAAAACTGTGCTTTTCCCAAGCCGAAAAGTAAGAAGAAAAAGTTACTTCATAACGGGTACAAGGACAAGCATGAGCGGATCTGCTGGTATACCGGAAGACCGGGAGCAGAACGGCATGAAATTTGGGGCGGGCCAGACAGGCAGAAAAGCATTGAGATGGGATTTCAAGTTGATCTTTGCTCGGAGCTGCATGCGCGGCTTCATGCAAATTGTGATGAATGGGCCAAAACAGAAAATCTGAAATGGAAAATGTTTTTCCAGATGCAATATGAGCAGAAGTTGATCGAGTCCGGGATTCGACCGGAAATGGCAAGGGAATGCTGGATGGCATTGATAGGCAGAAATTATTTATAACAGGGCAATGATACAAGCCGAAATTCGCAAAAGAAAGGGGAATCGCATAATGGACGAAGAAATCAGAAAAGCAAGATCCAGACAGTACGGTTCCTTTTTATATTGTCCTGATAGAGACTGCCTGTGTTTTGGCAGGGAGACCGATCTGGAGTGCAAGCATGAAAGTTGTATTTTAGACGATCCGGAATATCAGGCTTTGCAGAAAAGAATAGAAGAAAATCGAAAAAGGAATGAGCTGAAGGCGTTACGGGAGAACCTGAACACCTCACATAGACAGGTTATCCGAAGGCAAACTAAGACAGCTGCAGAGATGCTGGAGGAGCGGATCCGTAGGAAAGAACAGTATGCGAGAGAATGCTATCGGGCGAATTATCCGAAGCGAGGAGACGATATTGTATATGAAATCGTTCGGCTTCGGGCAAAATTACGAAAATTGAAGGAAGGTGGAAGATGATGTTTTATAAAGGAGATTCAGTAAAAATTATAAAAACGGGAGACCGGAACTATGGGAAGTTCGGCGTTGTGCAAGGCATCAAGACGGCTATGGAAGATAAATGGGTTCTGGTGCAGATTGATGGGGAGCAGGAGTATTACCAGATCGGGGAACTGATTTTGGGAACGCCGGCTGAAAAAGGAGCGGAAACTGATGTATAGAGGAATCAGAGCTGTTTTGATGGCGGTTTTGGTAGTGTCGTCCTTATGGGTTGGAATTGGCCTGGGAATTGCATCAACTG